CCGTAAAAAAACGTAAAAGTAGTATTTACATTTTTTTGAAAACCAGTTAGTGTAGTTTCGTAACACGCATCGCTACATTGTAGCGCAAAAACAAAGGGTTAAATGACTGCTATAGCAGAAGCAGGTGTTGTCGAAGCAAATTCCGACACGGAGGCTTCACGAAAAGCTTCTCAGCTTCCAGTACCTAAAGGGTATAAGATGCTGATCGCCTTACCAGAAGTTGATGAGAAAACTGATGGTGGCATTATCAAGTCTTCCAAGTCCCAACAAGAAGAACAAATTTCTACAGTAGTTGGCTGGGTTATGTCTATTGGTCCAGACGCCTATAGGGACAAGGACAGGTTTCCAAACGGCCCGTATTGTAAAGAAGGAGATTTTGTTGTGTTCCGAGCATTTAGTGGCACTCGTATAAGGATTCACGGTAAAGAGTTTCGTCTAATCAATGACGATACCGTTGAGGCTGTTGTTGACGACCCGCGTGGCATTGAGAGGGCATAACCATGTCTACACAAGAAGAGGCGTTTTTCGGCGTCAAGAACGATGTAAGTTCTCCAGCACCTGAGCTTGGCGATGATGTGGAGATTGAATTTGTAGATGACACACCAGAAGAGGATAAGCCTTATACAAAGCCAACGGCTGTCCCTGAAGAGATTCGAGACATTTCAGACAACTCCGAAGCTGATCCCCCCGAAGAAGACTTTGATTCAAAAAACAATCCCGAGGAAATAAAAAATGTTTCCAAAAAGACTGAAAAGCGAATCAAGAGACTTCGCAAAGAGTATCACGAACAGCGCAGAGCTAAGGAGGTGGCTGAACGACTTAGCGAAGAGGCTATTAGGGCTACTCAACAAATGCACCAAGAAAACCAGAGACTTATGGATCTGGTTAAAATGTCTCAAAGCGCGGTAACAAACGAAAACAGATCAGGTACCGAATCTGCCGTTAATTTGGCAGAGCAAAAACTTAAAGCGGCACACGAATTAGGAGATCCTGAGCAAATTGCAATTTCTCAGAAAAACCTTACTAATGCACAAATTGCCCACTCTCAACACCATCTTGCATATAACAAGGTTATTGATGAGTGGAAGCAAACTGCCCCACAAGTGCAACCTCAGCCCGTGCAGCACCAATACCCTCAAGTGCCTGAGCCCGACCCCAAGGCTCTTAGTTGGCAAGAAAAAAATGATTGGTTTGGGTCTGATTCAGAGATGACAAGTTTTGCGTTTGGTGTACATGATAAAATTGTATCTGATGGGGTTGACCCAGACACAGATGAGTACTATCAATTAATTGATTCTAGGATGCGTCAAGTATTCCCAGATAATTTTGTAGATGAATCACCTCGCACAAAGGCTAGTTCCGTGGTTGCCCCGGCCAAGCGAGGTTCAAAGGGGTCGCCACGCAAAATCACATTAACAGCGACTCAACTGCGTCTCGCGAAACGCTTGGGTCTTACGCCGCAACAGTACGCGGCGCAACTGCTAAAGGAGACTTCCTAATGTCTGCTGATCGCGCACCTAGAGAACCACGCGGCATCGACACCCGCGAAACAAGTGCTCGCAAAAAAAACTGGGAGCCTGCATCAATTCTCCCAGATCCTGCACCGCAGGATGGTTGGGTTTTTCGTTGGATCAGAACGTCCATGGTTGGGCAGCCTGATAACACCAACGTATCAAAACGTTTTAGAGAAGGATGGGAACCTGTCAAGGCTGAAGATCATCCCGAGCTACAGATCATGAGCGATCATGGATCTGAGTGGGGGAGGAAAGGCGGTCTTGAGGTTGGTGGACTACTTTTGTGCAAGTCACCCGAGGAGTTTGTCAACGAAAGGAAAGAATACTTCCAGAAACGCGCAGGTGACCAGATGGCAGCAGTAGACAATAGCTTCATGCGCGAAAACGATCCTCGTATGCCTGTTTTTGCGCCTGATAGAAAAACAAACGTGACGTTCGGTGGGGACCGATAGTCACCCGATTTATAGGTAATAATTATGGCGGCTACAGCAGCACCGTATGGCGCTCGTCCTATTGGCACGCTCAGTGCGTCAGGCTCATTTACGAGCAAGACGCGACTCCTTGAGATTGCTAGTGGGTATGCGAGTGGCATTTTTAATGGTGATTTTGTTAAGCTGGCTGCCGATGGAACTGTCCAGTTGGATGATGGGGAAGCAACCCTGACGACTTGCGGCATTTTCCTCGGTTGCCAGTATACGGACCCGAGCACGAAACAGCTTACGTTCAGCACTCAGTGGCCCGCTTCGACGGTTGCTTCTGATGCAAAGGCTTTTGTGCTTGACGATCCTAGTGTTCTTATTCAGATACAGGCAGATGGCTCACTGGCTCTTACGAGCCGCGGCCTTAACATCGGCCTTGCAACATACGTTGCCGGAAGCACTGATATTGGTAAGTCGAAAGTTAAAGCAGACGCATCGACTGCGGCTGCGACCCTGACCCTTCCGCTTCGGATCATCGACTTTGTTGATGGGATTGATTCTGCGGTTGGTGATGCGTTTACCGACATTATCGTAAAGTTCAATGCTGCTTCGAGCGGAACAGCTTCTCCGCATCAGTACCTTAACGCCACTGGTGCATAAGGAGATATTGACTAATGGCTATTTCACGCGCACAGCTTCTCAAGGAACTCGTTCCGGGACTTAATGCTCTTTTCGGTATGGAGTATGCTCGTTATGAGCAGGAACATACTGAGGTTTATGAGTCGGAAAGTTCTGACCGTTCTTTTGAGGAAGAAGTAAAACTCTCTGGCTTTGGTGCCGCACCCGTTAAGGGTGAGGGCGCTGCTATTTCGTATGACGCTGCTCAGGAATCTTTCGTGGCGCGGTACAACCATGAAACGATTGCTATGGGCTTTTCGATTACGGAAGAGGCCATGGAGGACAACCTGTACGACTCGCTTTCCGCTCGGTACACCAAGGCGCTTGCTCGCGCCATGGCACACACCAAGCAGGTTAAGGCGATGGAGCCGCTTAACAACGGCTTCGGCACCTATCAGTCTGGCGATGGCGTGTCGCTGTTTAGCACGGCACACCCACTTGTCAGCGGTGGCACTAATTCCAACACTCCAGCGGTTGCTGTTGATCTTAACGAAACCTCTCTTGAGGCTGCTGTTATTCAGATCAGCAAGTGGACGGATGAGCGTGGTCTCTTGATCGCGTGTAGGCCCCGTAAGCTGATTATTCCGTCTGACCTCCAGTTCGTCGCTACGCGCATTCTAAAGAGCGAGCTTCGTCCGGGCACGGATCACAATGACATCAATGCGCTCCGCGTAATGGGTGTTGTGCCAGAGGGTCATGCTGTGAACCACTTCCTGACGGATACGGATGCGTGGTTCCTGATGACAGACATTCCGAACGGTATGAAGAATTTCGAGCGTGTTGCAATGGAAACGAGCATGGACGGTGACTTTGACACCGGAAACGTTCGTTACAAGGCTCGCGAGCGTTACAGCTTCGGCGTTTCGGACCCACTTGGTATCTGGGGATCACCCGGAGCCTAAGTGGTAGAGTAGAGATGGGGTGAAGGTGGCAGAAATGTCATCTTCACCCCATTTTTATTATCTGGATATTTTATCTTTAGTGGCCATCTAAACCAAAATCCACAAAAGGTATAGAGCAAATTTTTGTGGTTTGTAATTTTTACTAACACGACAGTTATATAATGATTAGATTGTTGCTTAGAACGGCCAAGACTGCTGCGATTGCTACAATTGCACTTAGGGTTGCAACAGCCAGTGCTCGCGCAGTTGACGAGGCTTGGGACAAAGTGACAAAGTGATGATGGCAGCGATCTTGAAAGACACCGGGGCAGATATTCCCGCGAGTATTACTACAATAGATACGGTTGTAGATGCAGTAAAAGCGAAGACTGACAACCTTGTCTTTACTATTGCCAGCCAAGTAGACGCCAATATAGAAAGCATTAACACTCAAGAGATTACTGGGGACGGTGGTTCCGGCTCTGAGTTTAAGGGACGCCTGTCCTAAAAGCAGTTAATGGCCCCCTTGCTCTACAACACTTATAATCCATAAAACATACCAACCGAAGGTGAGAAATGGCTGACGCGGCAACCACTCAAAAAATTCAAGATGGCGACCGACAGGCTGTCTTCAAGTTTACCAATATTTCTGACGGCACTGGCGAATCCGCTGTTGTTAAGATTGACGTGTCAACCTTGCAGTCAGAAAGCCGAACAGGGCGCTCATGCACGAGTGTTGCTATCAATAGAATCTATTACGACTTGTCAGGCATGACCGTAGATGTTTTGTGGGATGCCACAACAGATGAGTTGTGCATGAGCTTGGCCAGCCACGGGACCTTGGACTTCAGGGAAGTTGGTCCGCTCTCGAACAATGCTGGTTCTGGCGTTACTGGTGATGTGAGCTTTACGACTATTGGGGCATCCGCAGGTGATCGTTACTTCATTATGCTTGTTGTAGATAAGAAGTACACTTAATCAAGGAATAATAAATGGCTACATCTGGGACCACCTCTTTTAATCTTGATATTGGTCAGATAGCAGAAGAAGCCTTCGAGAGATGCGGCTTGCATATTCGTACTGGTCACGATATGAAAACCGCTATTCGGTCTCTCAATCTTTTGATGATTGAATGGGCAAATCGTGGTTTAAATTTTTGGACCGTAGAGGAGGTCAGTGCTACGATTTCCGAAGGGGCGTCTAGCCTAACGCTTCCGACTGACACGGTTGATATTATTGAGCATTGGATCAGAACAGGCACCGGAACAAGTCAAAATGACTTGCCCTTGTCTAGATTCAGTGTTTCTCAATACTCAAACGTTCCTAACAAAAACACGGAAGGTAGGCCAGTAAATATATATATTGATAAGCAACAGCCAGCTCCCGTTGCATACTTTTGGCCGGTCCCAGACAAGGATTATACCTTTGCCTATCAGAAGATTCGTAGGATACAGGATGTTGGCGACCCCTCCAGTAATAACATGGATACGCCATTTAGGTTTTTGCCCTGCTTGGTTGCC